TGCCTTTGGCTCAATCTTATTTTCAGTCATTTTCAGACACCTCATTGTTAGTTAATAAAACGCCAGCAGCGTCGCCGCCTTTGTCCCATACTCCCTTTGAACCTCTAGCTTTCGTAACGATTGCTATGTGATCCAGTAGGAATGGCACACCCTCAATCAAGAGTGGCTCGCCATTCTCGGTTGTAAGTGTAATGTTACCAGCAGTTTGGTCAAATACAACTGCTGGGGAAGTCGATACTTCGCCTTCCAAGATTTCGTTGATTGCGTCTTGATCGTAAATTTTCGCAATACCCCAAACTTCATCGCCTTTGATGTATGGCATCAAAACGCTACCTACGGCACGATCTTTAAATTCTTTTGTGGTTAAAACTTGCGTTTCTGGATGATCCATAATCACCATCAAACCGTTGCAACGCTGTAAAAATTCATCGTTTAAATATAACGATGGATCGCGCCAAACGTGTTCGCCAATGCTAGAACGGAAGGCAAGTCCAGTACCTGTAATGCGAATAGCCAATAAAGCAATATTGGCGTACATTTGTGGACTTGCTAAAAGCCCTTCAGAAATTAATTTGGCTACGTCGGTTTCTGTCTTAGCCATCGCAATTTTAAATGCTTTTTCTAAGCCGGGATGAAGCGGCATCGGAGGTACAGTTGGACTACACCAATCGTAACCTGTTGATTCGTAATTGAGTTTTACGTTTTGTTTGACATAATTATGGGCTACAAAATAACAAAACTGTCCGTCATCAAATAAAACTTCTAGTTCGCCTTTGTAGTCAATACCAGTTTCTTCCAATGTTTCTCTACGAGCTGTTTCTTCAAGGGTTTCATCGCCTTTTTGATGTCCGCCGGGGATACACCAAGTACCGGGATAATCACCACCACCCATACCGCGACGAATCAATAAAACCTCTTCGTCAGGTGTAATAAACATAATGCCAGCAGCTCTGCCTTGTGCGCCGCCCATGTTATCTTCGGGTTTTACTTGCGCTGGTGGTTGGGGTACTAAATCGCTGTTTTGTTCGATGGTTTCGTTTTCGGCATCTGGTACGCAATTAGGTACTTTTTTGCCGTTTTTCTCTTTCATGCCGTACTGAGTGTAGCCTTCCCAGCAAGGATCTGCGTCGTTTTTATCTTCTACGCCAAAACGGGGTACAACCTCAGAATCCGCGTCTTGTTTTAATTCTTTAATATGCTGAGCAACCTGATAGAGCTTTTCGCCAATATCTTTAATTTGTAATTTTTGTAGTTCATGGCTTAATTCGCCTTTGCGAACCACAATATTGCTGTCAGTTTCAAATTCTTTTGGAGTTAAAAGGACGGGCGCGGATACCTCTCCGTCGCCTTTAAGCATATTTGCTTCCATTTCCTTTAATAGCAATTCATTTAACCATTCCAGATTATTTTCATCATTATCTGTGGAATGTTTAATAAATTCTTTAGCTACTTTTTGGGGGATGCCAATATTCGATTTGCCCGATGCGGCGGCGTACATTGCTTTACGTTGCTTTTCTGACTCGAATGGCATAGGTTAAACCCTAATAAATTTTCTTGGATTGTAACGCTTCTTTGCCTTTTTGTGTAACCATTTCTTCTGGCAACTGGCTAACTCTGTACAAATACTTATATCGACACCGACAATAAACTTCTTCGCCGGGTGCTACCACATTGTCAGTATACCCGTTTTTAGGCTTTACATAACCATCTTTTACAGCCCAACTGCCGCGAATTAAATAAATATTTTCATCTAACTCTTTGTGATCTTCACGATAATTGTAGTTAGCTTGTCGCCAATTACTATGCCATTTTGCTGCAATTGCACCATTATCAACAGCTACTATTTCGTTAATGTTGTTAATTAATTTATGAGTTTGGTCAATAATGACGCGGCGTTCTTTAAACGGCAACATCCCTAACTCTTTTTTAATCTGCTTTTTTTCTTCCCGTTTATTAACATCTTTGTTACCGCCCGGTGGAATAGCCGTAGCCCAGCCAGAGAAACGACGCAACATATTGCTAATCGACTCTTCTCGGTTGTACTTAATCAGATTAATTGATGCCATGATGCGGCGATCTAATTCGGCTTGTAGCTTGGGTGTCAGTTTGGCTACCGTAAAGCGGCTAACATCCTTGTTTACAAGCCCGCCTTTGGTCACTAGACGGTCAAAAGCACTGCGTAAAGAGCGTTCTAATTCTTTTTGCAGTTGTTCTGGCGTAATTAATGATTTTACAGCCGCTTTTTTGAGCTGTTCCGTCCAGTATTTGAGCCTTTCTTGATTATCAAACCCGTAAGTTATGAAATCATTGATTGCCGCCGTGAGGACTTCGTAGAAAGTCATTGCGTAGGCTTTAAGCTAATCTAGGTAAATTAGGTTGTTCTTGAGCTGGAATTTCGTAATCCATGATTTCTTCAATATCGAGTTGCATCGAAGATTTAAACATTTCAGGCATTTCAGAAACATTATCTTGCGCCCACTGGATTGCGCGAGCGCGATTTTCTGGGTTCATTACCGGTAAAATAGTGCGAAGCACTTCAGTTATGCCTTTAAGTTTAACTTCTTCGGTTTTAACTTTTTCGCTTGGTGTTTCTTCAATCATCGAATCCCAAATTGGTGTAAACGTATTTTTCCAATCGTAGAACGCTTGTTCATACGTTTTGTTAGCGTATAGCTCAGGATACTTGGTCTTAACCGCTTCGTAGAACTCTTTGTTCCAAGCTCTGTGCATTACGATCTTGTCAAAGAACTCAAACAGGGAACGCATATCGTTACGCAAGCTAGTAACGTATTGGGCAATTGCAATCGCGTCTTGGCTGCCTTCTGCAAAGCTATTAGCCAAAGCCTCGTCTTTTAGCAGGATAGCTGGCACGTCCGTCGCCGCAGCGATGTTGGCGATGATGTTATCTCTTGCCGTAGTCATAGCGGTGTCGGTGTTATTCAAGTCGATAGACTCGATGTCCTCGTCAATATCAATCGACAGGACGTTACCTGTTACGCCTTGTTGCAAGTAGCTACGTTTAATGCCAGAAGCCGTTTGCATGAGGCGGTTAACGATAGAGCCTGATTGCTTTTGCTTAATCACCAGCAGACCCGCCTTGAAAGTGACCAAATCGTCAGTGACCATAGACTGAACAAATGACTTCAAGGGATACAGGGCGCGTTGAAATACTGAACGACCTGTGAAACCAAAACCAGATGGCTGGAAGCTTAAATAAATCGGCGTATTGTTAAACACAATCTTGCTACGACTTGGGTGGTAAGGTTGACCCGCAGCCGTTATGTAGGACAACGGCTTTTGAAAGTCTGGCGCGTTAGGGTTTTGGTTGGTAACGGTTGAGCCAGCAAGGTTTAACGGGTCAAGTTTGTTAAAGTACAAATTCAAATACGGCAACTGCCAAGGATCAATCTCTTTGTCTGTTGGGATGCCTTCAGCTCCATATATCACGGCTGCCACACCATACACACGTTTGAGAAAGGTCACATCGCGAATGATGTTAGTTGCGTCAAGGTTATCCCATTCATCTTGAAATGCCTTAATTAACATATCTTTTGGATGACAGTCCATTGCAATAGTGCGAGGCTTAGCAAGCGCCAATACAATTGGCTTTTCAATAATCTTAGGCGCTAATGGGTGATATTCAAAGATCGCTTTACAAGTCTGGTATCCAGCAGGAGTGCCCGGCTCAATGTAGTCCGTCTGAAGAAAGTCCATCAAAGGAGAGGGTAGGGCTGTATTGGAGATCGTGACTTCAGACATAGATTATTCCCAAAAATATACCGCCCATAATATCACTAAAATCCCAGTTTGTTACCACATCCGAGGGCAACACCATAAACATAGCAGTCAAGCAAATCGTTTGATTTCTTATTAATGTCTGGATCACCTAGTCTAAACCCAGCCATCTCGGTAATCAAGTGATTTCGCGTTGCGCCCTTAAACGGCACTGTTTTGTAGTACGCATGGTCGCTCATCTTAACTTGTTCTTGAAAGTGATAGCCTGAGATGCTAACGGCGCGTTCATCTTTTCCAAGCTGCGTGAACTTGGGTTCAATCTCATGGACGTGCCACCCGCGGTTCTGACCTTGTTGCAAGAGCACGATGCCAGAGCCTTTGCCCTCGATCCATGTACCAGCAATGCCGTAGATTGCCTTAGTCTGGGCGGCTAGCTCTTCTAGCCGTGAGAACACAGAGGGTATCCAATGCTCAAGCATCGCAGCGTCGATGGACACAATATCCCAATCGAGCACTGTCAGTGGCTGCTCACTTTGAGAGTTGTAAGCAAAGTACACCACAGCCGTTCCGTCAAACTGCTGTCCAGCCTTCATCGCTGAATCAATAACCGCATACACCGTTTCGCACCGTTCTGGCATTTTGACAGGCTGTTCATCTATTAGCAGTTTGCTAACAGCCAAAAGGCTAACAGATCGCCAGTCAATAAACTCAGCCAAATACTCCTGCGCGAACACCGATTCATGTTGCCGTAAGCGTTCAGATTCAATTTCTGCTGGTGGCACATAAGGGTTAGCTAAAGATGGAGCATGGAACTCTTTAAATCCAAGGTCTGGCTCATTGCACGATGCCCAAAAGAAATTATCGGGATCAACCCCATTCGGGGTAGAGAAAACCCAAGTAATACCTTGGGTTGTTAGCATTGTTGGTTTAATTGACTTATACCAGATGTCATTTTTCATCTGAGGGCTTTTGGTAAAGGCTGCCTCATCAATGAGTGTTAGATCATAGGATCGCCCGCGCCCTGCCAACTCATTATCCAAAATTGTCCAAAAGTCAATCTTGCCACCCCCAATTAACTTGATGGTTGCATCGTTACGATTGGCACTTCTGATTACTGGATCAAGAGTATCTCGCAGAGCATCCCAGATTTCAGCTAACTGCTTATGCTCTGGGGCAAAGATACCTACTTGTTTTCCTGAAATAGCGGTTTTAGCTGCCAGCCATGTAGCAAAGATTGATTTACCAAAACGTCTACCTGCGCGTACTACATTGAGTCGCGTTTGCCCTTTGTAGAGATCAAGTTGCCCGCTGTGTAACTTTGGCAATTTGACCTTGCGAATATCAGCCATCAACACCCGGCGTTATATGACCTTCAGCGTTTTCCACGATGATACGAATTTCATTGGAGCTTTCGCCTTCTGGTTTAGCGGGTTTCCAGCCGTGCAAATGTGTAAGCGCAATGTGTTGCGCCTTAGTATCACCATTTAAAGCATTATTCATTAGTGCGCCACTGATTTCAGCTTGATTAGCGGCTCTGGCAGTTAATACCATATCCGCCGCTTTTGAGTCAAATTGGCATAGACGATTGAAGTCTACTGGTAGAAACCCTGAGTAAAGAGCTAAGGCATCGCCTGTCAGCCCACGATAAGCAGCGTCATAAATTTTGTCTAAATCTTCTTGCGTTGCCGAAATCTTGTCGGTCTTATGGTCAACTGAATAGAATAGTGGGTCTGGTGTAAAGCGAGCCATGTTAGTACCCCCTATAGTTAGTCATAGTCCGATATTAGCATAAGCTTTATAGATTGCAAATAGCTTGTTTTACATAATATGTTAGTGTTTACTAACTACTTTTAAAATTGCTAAAAATTTTTTAGCTTTTTGCAAAAGAACTTTTTGCGTATATGGTAGGTTAAAAAGCCCGCTGTTCGGGTAACCAGAAATTAATGACCCCCTTTTTGCTTTTTATATGGCGAAAAAACCGCCCATATAGAATAAGGGCTTGCGGGTTATATCGCCCGCAAGCCCTTTAGCTATAAGCCCTTAGCTGTTAGCTGTTAGCTATAAGCCCCGCGCTTGCGTATAAGCGGTATTATGTCAAATAAGAATGGGCTAAATTGTCACCCCTTAGCAATTAGCTGTTAGCTGTTAGCTATCAGCGCGGGGCTTGAAATTTAAAACGATAGCGGGGCGCGAGCGCATTTTGCCCCGCTTATCCGTTAGCACAATGCAAACTGTTAGCCCTTAGCTGTTAGCTGTTAGCTGTTAGCACAATGCAAACTGTTAGCCCTTAGCTGTTAGCTGTTAGCTGTTAGCACAATGCAAACTGTTAGCTGTTAGCATTTTGCACAATGCAAGGGCTAATCTAAAAATGACAATTCGCCCCTTGATTTATGGGTCAAAAGTCAAATTGCCATGCGTAAAAAATCGAGCCGCCAAAATACACCGTAAAACCCTTAAAATATAAAAAAAAAGTTTAAAAAATACATATATGGACTAACAATTTAACCTATAACCCCCGCCCCGCCTTTAGCCGTATGCCCCCGCCAATAGCCACAATCCCCCAAATCCATAACCCAAAAATATGACAATCCCCCGCTAAAAATGACAATTTTGCAAAAATGCAACAATATTGTAAAAAAATTGTTTACACTTCAGAAAAAAGGCGTATACTGATTTTGTAGTTTAGCAGTTAGCAAAAAATGACAATTTAACCAATAAACAATAAAGGCGGGCAAATAGTGGAAAACAAAAAGACAACAATTTGGGATCTTTTGGGCGCTTGCGTTATGGGCGCAATTTTGGGGGCGTTTTTAGCCTATAACTTATTAGGGGGGTTTTAATCATGAAAACGGTTTTTTCTAGTCATAACGAAGTGGCGCATATATGGGCTTCTCAATCACAAGCCGAAGGGCGGGCGGGCAATATCTTTTTTGAGAATGGCGTTATCTATTCATACGGGCGTCATTTT